CTTCTGTGCGGCGGCCTTGAGGGCGGCAGGTTCGGGCAGGAAGGCGCGGGCCGCTTGGGTTGGAACGGCCACGGGACGTCCGGACGCGGCGCGGATTGTGGCAGGATAGGTCGCATAATAGGGGTCGATGAACAGCGCCGCGTCGCCGTGCGAAAGCGCGGCGACATGCGCGGCCAGAAGCCCCGCCTGACCGCCCGGTGTGATGAGCACGTTGTCCGCTGTGGTCGGCACACCCGTCCGGGCGGCGACGCGTGCGGCGACGGCCCTTCGAAGGGCGTCGACCCCGGGGACCATGGCATAGCCGGTGTGGCCCGCTTGGGCGGAATTGTGGATCGCCTGAAGAATCGACGCATCGGTTCCGATGTCATGTTCGCCGATGGTGAGTTCGGTCACCGGGGTGCCGGCCGCCGCCATGCCCCGGGCGCGATAGTAGACCTCCCACCCGTCGGAGCCGCCTTCGTTCAGGGTGGTGATGCGTTCTGAAAGCCTGGGCATGTCATTGTCCTCTTTGCGAAAACTCTTGCCAGAGCCATGAGCAGGCGGCAAGCGGCCAATCCCCGGCTTAGGCGATTATTGAGAAGTATGAACAAATTCAGATGGTTGCGGTCGGAACCGGGATTGACCCTACGCACGGTCGAACGTATGGTTCTGCCTATGCTGGACGAGGTTTGGCAAGCGGCCCCCGGGTGAGACCCTTGGGGCCGTTTCTGTTCCTTGCCGCCCGATGGAGGGGCAACCTAACAGGCAAGTAAGGTGTCGAGCATGAGCAGTGCACAACAACAAGAAGAGCAAAACAGAATCGTCATAATCGCCAATGAGCGGTGCGACCGTCTGCGCAGGCAGCGGGATCGGGCGACAGCGACAATTGCGGATCTTCTCGACCAGATCGAGGAGGCGCAGGACAGGATCCGGAGAGGTGAAGTGGACAAGAAGTCCGAGGCTGGAAAGGTCTTGGGCGAATTGAAGTATTGGCTGCGTGCAGCCCGCGAAACGGAGTTGGAACTTGAAGCGATCATCAGAAAGGAAGAGGGGATCGGCGAAGCCTACGGGCTCGATCTCGATGCAGCCCGATCTCAGATCGGGTGCCGCTTGGATAGCCTCCGCGCCTGCTGCCGTGAGGGAGAGATTCCTGGCTGAAATGACGGATGGGGAGCGCCTTGCGCTCCCCTACCTTTTCGAATTCTGGGCGCATCCGCACCAGTTGCCGCCCGGTGGCGACTGGCGCAGTTGGGTGATCCTAGGCGGGCGAGGCGCGGGCAAGACCCGCGCTGGGGCCGAATGGGTCCGCGCGCAAGTGGAAGGGCCCAAGCCGCTGGACAAGGGACGGTGCAAGCGGCTGGCCCTGATCGGCGAAACCTATGATCAGGCGCGAGAGGTGATGATCTATGGCGACAGCGGGATCATGGCCTGCACGCCATTCGACCGACGGCCAAGTTTCATCGCGTCCAAGCGCAAGCTGGTCTGGCCCAATGGCGCGGAGGCGACGCTGTTTTCGGCGCAGGATCCCGAGGCGCTGCGCGGCCCGCAATTCGACGCGGCCTGGGCCGATGAGTTGGCCAAGTGGAAGAAGGCCCGGGATCTGTGGGATATGTTGCAGTTCGGCTTGCGCCTGGGCACGGCGCCGCGGGTCTGCGTGACGACGACGCCGCGCAACATCTCCGTTCTGAAAGAATTGCTGGCGCTGCCATCGACCAAAGTGACACGGGCGCCGACAGAGGCGAACAGGGCCCATCTGGCGCAATCCTTTCTTCAGGAAGTGCGGGCGCGCTATGCGGGCACGTCGCTGGGTTTGCAGGAACTGGATGGGGTGCTGTTGGAGCAGGTCGATGGTGCGCTCTGGACGCGGGAGATGTTTGACAACGCGCGATCCGGGCAGATCCCGCGGTTGAGCCGGATCGTGGTGGCCGTGGACCCACCGGCGGGGGCCGGGGGACGGTCCGACGCCTGCGGGATCGTGGTCGCGGGCGTCGTGGAGACAAATGAGCCGAGGGATTGGCGGGCCTATGTGCTGGAGGATGCCTCCGTCCAGGGGTTGTCCCCTCTGGGCTGGGCGGAGGCGGTCGCGCGGACGGCGCAACGGTGGCAGGCGGACCGCGTGGTGGCCGAGGTGAACCAGGGCGGGGCCATGGTGGAAACCGTGCTGCGGCAGGTGGATCCCTTGCTGCCGGTCAAACAGGTGCATGCCACCCTCGGCAAGAGTGCCCGCGCGGAACCTGTGGCCGCTCTCTACGAACAGGGGCGCGTGGAACATGCGCAGGGACTGGATGCTCTGGAATCGCAGATGTGTCTGATGACGCCGCAGGGCTACGAGGGAGCGGGGAGCCCGGATCGCGTCGACGCGCTGGTCTGGGCGTTGAGCGAATTGATGCTGGAAACCCGCAAGGGCCGCATGGCACCGCGTCTGAGGGTGCTCAAGTGACTGTTCGGCCTGCATTCTTTGCCGCGCTGAACGCTGTTGCGCCAGCGGCGGACGGTGCCGTGACACAGCATTAATCCACATAGCTTAATGTGGGTTTCAAGACGCGGAAGACGACAATCGTCTGATCAATCAAGAGACTGACAACCTGAAGCGCGGGGGCCTTGGCCCTTCGCGAAGGGACCGGTGCGGCCGCGGATTCCGGGCCGGCCGAAGAAAGGAGCCACGAGGGATGCTATTCGATTTTCTGCGGCGGAACGGGCAGGCGGGGCAATCCCGGTCTGCGCCACAGGTCAAGGCCTCGGCCACGGGCCGGCTGGTCGCGCAGTTGAGCTCGGGACGTGTGGCCTGGAGCCCGCGGGATACCGTTTCCCTGACCAAACAGGCCTTTGCGGGCAATCCGGTTGGGTTCCGAGCGGTGAAGCTGATTGCGGAATCTGCGGCCGCCCTGCCGATGGTCCTGCAGGACAATGACACCCGTTTCGCGGCGCATCCGATCCTTAGCCTGATTTCTGCGCCGAACATGGCGCAGGGCCGGGCGGAGTTTTTCGAGGCGCTCTACGGTCAGTTGCTGCTGTCGGGCGACAGTTATGTCGAGGCGGTGGCCGGCGAAACAGGAGCGCCCTTTGAACTGCATGTCCTGCGGTCTGATCGCATGAGCGTGGTTCCCGGTGCGGACGGCTGGCCGGTGGCCTATGAGTATCTGGTCGGGGGGCGGAAACATCGGTTTGGCGTGACGGGCGCGGTTTCTCCGATCTGCCATATCAAGACGTTTCACCCACAGGACGATCACTACGGGCTGTCGCCCCTACAGGCTGCCGCGCAGGCGGTGGACGTGCACAATGCGGCCTCGCGGTGGTCCAAGGGCTTGCTCGACAATGCCGCGCGGCCGTCGGGGGCGATTGTCTGGAACGGCACGGACGGGCAGGGGCAGTTGAGCCCTGAGCAGTTCGAGCGGTTGCAGACCGAGATGGAGATGCATCATCAGGGCGCGCGCAACGCGGGCCGTCCGATGCTGCTGGAAGGCGGCCTCGACTGGAAGCCGATGGGCTTTTCCCCATCGGACATGGAATTCCAGAAGACAAAGGAGTCGGCCGCGCGCGAAATCGCGGTGGCCTTTGGAGTGCCGCCGATGCTGATGGGGATTCCGGGTGAGGCGACCTATGCCAACTATGCCGAGGCGCATCGCGCGTTCTATCGCCAGACGGTGCTGCCGCTGGCAAGCAAGGTCGCCGCGAGCGTGGGGCGATGGCTGTCGGGGTTCACCGGTGAGAACGTGCTGCTGACGCCTGACCTGGACCAGGTGCCCGCGCTGGCCGCGGAACGGGACGCGCAGTGGACCCGCGTGGCGCAGGCCGACTTTCTGACCCCTTCGGAAAAGCGACGGATGCTGGGACTGCCAGTGGAAATCGAGGAGACGAACCGTGACTGAATTGCGATCGAGACATGAGAGTTTCTCCTGTGCGCCGGGGCTTCGACTGGACGCGCACGAGCGGATGAGCAAGCTGCAATTTGATGCGATGGCCGACCGTTTCAACCGGCTCGAAGCCCTGATGGAACGGCTGGAGCGGCGGCTCTGGTTGACGGTCTACGGGGTAACCGGCGCGATCCTGGCGGATGTCATACAGGGGTTCGCGAACGCGGCACCCTGACCGGCGATGACATGCTTTCAAACCTCCCCTGCGATTTCCGGGCTGGAAATGGGCAAAAGGGGCCCCTTAAGAAAGGAACGAGGATGGACCTGGAAACCAAGTTTTGCCGGTTCGACGCCGATGTGACGGTCGAGGGGCACAAGATCGAGGGGTATGCCTCCTTGTTCGGAGCCTGTGATCAGGGCGGGGACGTGGTAGCCGAGGGCGCCTATGCCCGCTCACTGGCACGTCTGAAGGCCGAGGGCCGGTCGGTAAAAATGCTTTGGCAGCATGATCCGGCGCAACCGATCGGCATATGGGAAGAGGTGCACGAAGACTCCCGCGGTCTTTATGTGAAGGGTCGATTGCTGGCGAGTGTGGCGCGCGGGCAGGAGGCCGCAGAACTGATCGCGGCCGGAGCAATCGATGGGCTATCGATCGGATACCGCACGTTGAAAGCCACCAAGAACGACAAGGGCCGACGGCTCTTGACCGAACTGGAGCTGTGGGAGGTGTCGCTGGTGACATTCCCGATGCTGCCCAGTGCGCGG